AGATTCAGGTCTTATGATAGCAGTGGTGAAAGGAAGTACTTTTAAAGATGAAGTTGCCATAAAATGTTTGTTTTAACTGGTTATGTAATTATGAAGGTTATAAGCTTGGCTTCTTTATTTTAGTTGTTTGTTCCTGAATTATTTCATCTTTAAGTGTTCTCAATAACTCCACTAATGACTGGGAGTACACTCTCACTTCAACAAAGGTATTACTTAAGTGATCATTAGCTGGAAGACCTGTGACAAGATCAGTAGTAACTATCTCTATGGTACTGGTATCAAGCCAAACTCCTGTAACCTTAGTGCTGGTCATGTTATCTATAGGAATGATAGCAGTTCTTCCTACTGGAAATACACTAACAGCAGTCAGGATATACCTGCCAACAGCTTCATAGACCCATGTTGGATTTTTCTTTAATGAGTTGTCCAATAGCACAGCTACAGGAGCAGTAGTTCCTGTCTGGGAAAGTAAGGCTGCATAAGCATTATAAGAAAGACCAGCATTAGGATTACCGGGAATAGTATCAGGTCTGCCACCACTGTTAAGTACTTCCAGAGCCTTTGCCATAGGTACAGCAGATAGTTTCATATTTGACATTACCATAAGACTTTCAGGGCCTATGTTGGAAGGTGGAGGATTCTCTATCTCTGTAATCCTTCTCTCAAGATTATTAAGTCGTGATATTAAGTTACCTATATTGCTCATAAGGATAATAATTTAATGATTAAGGTCTTATTACTGTTAATCTCTGCCATGCTTTTATATAATCCAAAGTTATAGTTCTGGGAGTAGTTCCTGCTGATTTCATTAACTGGAATATTGGAGAGCCAAATACAACAAAAGGAAAAGCTAAAGGTGTAACACTACCAACTAATACATCATTAATATAGTAATCAGCTTGTGTAGCTGCTGCATTCACAAATATCTCAAATAAGATAGTACCTGTAGCAACAGGTACAAGACTGTCAAGAGTTGTCCTGACTGCATTCTTTGCTGTTCTTAATAACCAGTTAGCAGAGGTGAGCCTGTTATATTCAAAATAAACTCCTCCATCCAGATCAGCACTTAAACCTCCTGCACCAAAAAAGCCAAGACCCACCCTGATAGTAAATTCTTCTCCTACTGTTGAAAGGATAGGAAAGTCTATAGTACTGCACTTAAAGTAACATGCACCACCTGTGAAGTATAAACCTCCTGAAGAGTTGTTAAGAGAACCTGCATATAATGTTACCCTGCCTGTATTGATAGCAGCAGTACTGAATACCACTGCTCCTGGCCTGTTTGCATATAAGCCAGTAGGAGTGGCTGAACCTGTTATGGCATAAAAGAACCTGTTAGTGCTGACACCATTGCCACCTACTAAGAGAAAGTCCTCAAATGCATAGACTAATTGCTCTGGATTGAGGAGAAGATAATTCCACCTGCCATTAGCATAGTAATACTTGCCAGCAGGTGCATCCCTGACATCATCAGTCTGTATAAACTCCATTCCGGGAACAGGAGTAGCAATAGCTACCCTGTTAGCAGCAGTTCCTATATTGCTGACTTCAACCAAAGCACAGGAGAGAAATAGCTGTGTGGCAGTGTTAAGTGGAGCCAATGCAGGATTATTGGAAGGTGCACCTGCAAGCACTACTGTCAAGCCTAAGTTATTAAGTACAAAGCTGTCAAGCCTGTTATAGAGTGGACTGGGTGCAGTAAGTACAAAGTCAAAGCCAGCAGGATTAGTGATGGTCTGATCAAATTTGACCTTATTGATATAATAGATAGCAGGAGAGACATGATAACCATAACCACCAGTCCATGTAACCTCACCTCCACTGACAACTCCATATTTCACCAAGCCTGAAGTGTATAAGCCATCTGGAAGCACTGCAATATCATTATCAGGTTGAGGGGATATAAGTGCAACAGCTTTCAGGGGAGTGGCTGACTTGCCAGTTCCCTGAAGGTCTATACTTGCTGTATCCTCTACTTTGATTTCAGCATCAGTAAGAGCTTCAGCCATAGCAATATCTATAAGAGATTTGATATAACAATCAAGGCTCTTGATGTCACTGAAGTTTGAAGATAGTATTTGATGTGTCTTACTCATTGATTATAATTACAAGGTACAAGTATTGAGAATAGCATCAGCAGCCCCCAAGAACCTTACCTGAATGGTGTAATTCACTCCACCAAGACCACCAAAGCTGCCTGCATAATAAAATAATGTTGGATCATTTATTGTCACTGGACTACCTTCCACTGATGCAGTGCCAATGTTATAGGCATATATCTGCATCTTCAATACAGCAGGATTATTAATAACTGAAGCTGCCACAGCAACTTCATAGTTGAGAGTTGCTCCTGAGAATGTAGTTACCACATCAGTGGGACAAGCTGTATTCAGTGTCAGTGGACAGGTAACAAGATCAGTGGAATCAGGTATATAGTTAGGGTTAGGATTGCCATCACCGTCAAGCACAGTATTATTTGCAGTTTCTCCTGTTGGAGCATTGCCATCATTAGCATCCACTTCCTGTAATGTCACTACAATCTTCTTTCCTGTATTCTGACTACCAGTAGTAGTGCTGACAAGAGTAATAACACCATCAGTTGCAGATGCAGGCATACCACTCCATGCACCCAAGCCAGGAGATGTGCCAACCACATTAGTAGTTCCCGGAATACCAGCACCATTGATGTAATATTGGTTCTCAAACATATTGCTGAAGACAAAACCAGTCCTGTTCATCAGGTACATTCTCTTAATGGGGCTTGCATCAACACTATTATTTATCCCTGTATAGCCTATATACAAGTCACCATTGACAGGGTTAATCATGCCATTGTAGCCTGCATTAGCCTTACCCTGCCTGTTCACTGCATCTATTGTTTGTACCACAGTATGAGTGACTACATCTATGATGAACAGCTTGCTTGAGCCTATATCTGTGATAAACATCCTCTGTGAAACAGGATCATAGAAGCCACCCTGCCAGTACTTGCTTCCACCACCAGTCCATGTAGCAGCTCCCGGAAGTGTTATCACAGCAATTGATGTATCCAAAGCTGTATTATATACTCCTACTGTACCTGTTGTACCATTACTGGTTATTGCATATAGTTCATTTGTAGCTGTAGCTTCAATTAACTGGATTACTCCACCTAAGAAGTTTCCATTGAGAGGTATCCCTGCAATAGGCACTGTGCTGAGTATGGTTTGTGTCTCCCTGTTGATGATGATAATACTGATAGCAGCATCATTACAGTATATCCTGTTACTGGTAACTGTCAGTAATGTTCTATTAAAAGCTCCATTAGTACCAAAAGCAGCAGGAGTAGTGACTGTATCAGTGATGATATTATAGACCAGCATTCCTCCTGTATTTGCACCTACAAAATAGATCTTCTTGTTTGGGCCATCTATGTAAGTATTGTATAATGCAGGATCAATGATCTGTGTGGAGTGAGTCATGTGTGCAGGAAGGGTAGCTGTATCAGGATTGAACCAGTATACATTACCTGCTGCATCATCCTGATCAGCAATATAGACAAGATTGGAAGCAACATCATACCATGCAGTATAAGGAGAGGAGAGACCAGATATAGTCTTCACCACACCAAATCCACCTTCTTTCTCACACTGTACAGCAAGAGGAATCCAGATAAGGTCTTCCACTATTACTGGTGCATCAGTGGTGAGATTATAAGGCCCGCATACTGTATTGAGATAGGAGGACTGTGAAGAGTTGACCTCTACTCCATTGATGGTAGTATAGAGGACAGTTTGCCAGTAATAAGCAGTGCTGCCTGTTAGTCCTGTGGCTGTAGCTATAGCCTGATTTGCCACACTGGTTATGATAGTAGGGCCAAAGACAATGGTATTATCACTGGCCTTGCGCAGAGTAAACCTTACTTTAGTGATAGCAGTGCCAACCAAGCTGACCACAGCCTGTGCAGTAACATCAGTATTGGAGAGAACTGGCTCAATGCAGACAAAGGCTATCTGCTCCCTTGTGCCATTATTATTGGAAACAGGGCCATTCTCTGTACATTCACTCTCCACTTTAAACTCTACTATCCTGTTGGCATCAAGGCTACATATATCAATTACATTTTGAGATGTAGGCATAGGATTGGCATCATCAAAACCTGTGTTAAGCCAAGGAACATCACCTTTATACCTCCAATAAGCTGTCTGTGTAGTATTATTGGGGTTGGCCAGAACCTCTGTGTTATCCCATGCAAGTGAAAAACATGCCATTGTTGAATAGTTTATTATGGTTCAAAATAAGAGGCCACTATCATTCCCATAGGTCTTGAGCATACAACAGGAAGAAGAGCTGTCACTACTAAGCCTTCAGGCCCAAAACAAGGCTGGTAAGCAAATCCACACTGCATACCATCAGGAGTAAGATAACAGCTTATATCATCCTCACAATCATTGGCATCCACTATAGTCACTCCTATCAGTGATGTCATGGTTTCCAATACCTGACCCTCTTTCAGTTTCAATTTTACTTCAGGGAGACCATTAGCACCTACCAGTTCAAAATCATCACTCTCAAAAGTCCAGAGATAAGACTTGAAGGGCAATGTTCCTCCCACATAGTTCAGGACTTTAATATCAAAGATAATATCAGCTTCAGGGTTAGCAGGTGGATTTAAAGTAGCTGATATACTGAGCAGATTAAAGTTACAAGTGAAATTAACTGCCTGATCTTTTTCACAAGGTGGGGCAGGATAACAAATATGATGATAAATGTCAGCACAGTTCAGGTATTCAAGATAGTTTTCAATGAAAATCTTAGTGTTGTCACTGGGACAGGTAAAGCCATATTGCAGCTCTGCCAAGTCTTTCAATACCACATCTACTATATTACATTTAGCAACCACAGTCATTAATTAAGTTAGGGTCAGCAGTATCCAATATGTTAATTAAACCTTTGAAAGCTTCACAGAGTCCATCACAATTACAGGCACAGTTTGAGCCATTGACAAGACCATAATGAAGCATAATAGCAGTGCTGCCCATCTTCTCAAGATTCACATCCTCAGTCTCCTTCAAGGCACTGTCAAGTAGTCCAGCTACCCTGCACTTGGTAGTCATATCAATGAAGGCACAGTTTTCCTCATAAATATAACCTTCTCCTCCCTCTTTTATCCATTTGATAGAAAACTTATATATACCATCAACAAACTCAGTAGCTCCATTAAAGAACTCAGGCTTGACATAGATGGCCTCTTCCTCTGTATTGAAGTAGTAAATATTGCTGGCAGGGAGAGTCTGGCCAAAGGGAATGGGGGTGTAGGGAAAAACTGTACCATACATGGCATCAGTAATAACATAGTTGTCAGGAATGCCCTCCACATTCATGATATTGCCACCAGTGAAAGTAATGATAACATCAGTGACAATGGACAGGTTAGTTAAGAACCACTGATCAATAGCAGTCTTCATGGAAGAAGGATCAAAGCCAACACTCTCCAAAGTACAGTTATTGGTGCCACATGTGCCCAAGACAGGAGACAGGTCAACATCAACAATAATAGCTTGGCGATTAACACTAAAGATGGACTGGATACCTATCTCAGATAATGTTTCCTGCTTATTTACAGCTTCAGATAAATCTGCTGACCAAGTAGCTTCCGCAGTGAGATCAAATGAAAAAGTACTGACCTGATCAGTACAATTTTCCTTACAGCAATTGATGTTGCCAGTCAGGATAAAGCTCTCTATGGTGAAGTCTTCTAGTTCATCTGCAAAGTCAGTCAGTTTAATATAGTTATGATACTTTAATATGACCATGAGAATAGAAGTTTAAAAATGTCAGATAAAAGTAAGGGCAGTGGAAACTGCCCCTCTCAGATCAATTAAGATATACACATTATTAAGACAAACTTTCTATTCCATCTGTAGCAGCAACCAGTGTTGTAGTAGCCACATTTGTACAACCATCATTAGCAGCAATGTCATCAGCAAATGTCCCAAATTGTGTGAAGATCAGGGCAAAGAATGCTCCTATTGAAGTTGTTGTGACTGTATCAGCACAAGGCACAGCTATGATAGTTTCAAGATTATTCAGGTATTCAAGCCATCCTCCCACACTTGCCTGATCATAGGCAAGGATCACAGTGTTGTAATTGGCACCCGGAGTAGCATAATAAATTGTACCACCATTTCTTTCAAGACCATGCACTGCAGAAGTCCTGTAAGGGCCAGGTTGACCATTTGTGCCTCCTGACATGTATTCCAATTGGCGGATATCATAGCCACTGCCTTCACTGTTTGCAGCTTCAGTTACTACTGTAACTGTACCACTGCATTCAAAACCAACAGGCAGGGAAACAATAAAGTCAATATTGCGATTCTTTACATATTTCAGGTTGATAGAGCCATTATAGCCATTGATAGCCATTGGCACACCTGTAATCCTGATGCCGGCACCTGCTCCCACATAAGTGGACTGGAAGGTATCAAAGGCAGCACCAGCAGCAATAGAGGTCTTGGTAGCTGCAACAATGGGAGTAATGGTCATACCAGTTACAGGAGTGGTGTAAACCAAGGTTTCAGTTGAACCTGAAACAGAGGTCACAGGATAGATGCTGATCACACCTGCTGCATTGGTAGCCCTGTAAGGAGAACCAGTCTGTGTGTTGATCTTGGTGACAATCTTGCCAGCAGCTATTGTCACAGTATCACCAGTGGTCACTGGCACTGTGTAGGCAGTAGTGCCTATGGTAATCACTGCATCTGCTGTGGCAGTAGGGCCTGCTGCTACTGTAGCAGTTATCTTGTTGACAACATAACTGGCAGTAAGCATACCATCAGGATCAGCATTGATCTGGTTGACAATTTGTTCTGCAATCTCATTAGGATCACCAGTACCACAATCCTCACAGGCATCTGCACAACAACCTGTTCTTGCATTGTAAGACTTGGTGAACTGGTTGAAGCCACTTTCAACATATACCTGACCATTGCGGATTTCAATTTTTACCACATAGTCCTCCTCACATCTTGCAGTGATACCCATGATATCCACCACTTTGGCAATGTCAGCTACAGTACCCCTGTAGGTGAGGGCTTTCACATTGCGGTTCTGGATTACCTGACCTGCTGATGTCTTGATGTCCTGTATAGAACCTACAGCACCGGGATCAACACCTACAGCAAGGTATATGTCTCTGCAATCAGTGGCCACAGAACCATCAACTGATAATCCTGTATGAAAATTAAATACTCCAAGCTGACCTACTGCTAGTGTATTAGGTCTTGCACCAGCAGCTAATAGTGCAGCATTACCAGAAGTAACTAATACTTGTGAAACAGGGTTTGTTGTTGCCATTTTTTTGAATATTTAAGATATAAATTATTATTACTGTGTCAATTCTACTCCTTCTTTCTTAGCCTGTCTGTCAGGCATATTCAGGTTTCCGGATATGATCAGTACAGCTAAGTCAACTATTTCCCTGTGTACTGGCTTTGGTAATATACAATCCTGTGTACCTGTGAGGACTACACCATCTAATGTAGTATAAGTACCTCCTGGCCAATCAGCAGCATTGTGTATCCTTCTTGGTTCTTTGAGGTATTCAAGTATGACCTTAGTGATGCTGTAAGTACCATCAGTAAAGACCCTGATACCTTGGTCATTGAACCTCATATTTGAGACCCGCCATATAAAAGAACTTCTGTCAAATGGAGAGAGTTCATGTTCATCATCATGCTGAACCTCTCTAAGCTTGAGGACTTTATCCACACATGTTCCTTTAGTCCCCAGTGCATAAGCCTTTGCCAAGAACCAAAAATCTGCTGGCAATGTTGCCATGTAAGAAGTGCTGTCAAAGACTGTTGGAACTATTCCAGTAGCAGGTATCTGGTCTACTACTATTGTTCTTATGTCATTAATAGTTCTCTGGTTCAGTTCAAAGCCTATCTGTTTTCCATATCTGGGTTGTGCTATGATCTTTACAAATACCTCCTGTGCCTCATTCAATTTCCAGTCTATTTCAGGTACATATAAATTCCTGTATTTCTGACTATCAATCTTATTGAGTTTCTGCTTGAGATCATAATGCATTTCCTTTGATGTCATGCCAGCTTATTTATTTCCTCTTTCAAGGATAGCCACTTTCAATTTTGCATTACTGGGACTCTTGAACCATTCCACTGCTGCCTCATAATCAATTCCTATCAGTTCTCCCATGTAATAGATACTTCCTGCCTCCTTGGTCAATATATCTCTTTGAAGCAGGTTAAGTACTGATGCCCTTACTGCCACTTCTTCCCTGCCCATGCTCACCAGTTCTGTGAATTCAAGTATTCCGGGCTGGTTAGGTTCATTGTTCTGGATGATGGCATCAATTTCCACATCAATGAAATTACCACTTCTGCCCTTTACTGATTTCTTGGATAGTATCTGGATGATATTAGCCTTGGAATCATCACTCATTTCAAGGAGCATGGCACTTGCTTTTCTGCGAAGCTGGACTTTATTAGCCTTGGATGATACTTCTTCTTCCTCATCAAAAATCACATGGGTAGCATCAGGCCACTTACCTTCTTCATACTCCTTCATGGAGTTTGCCACCAGCTTGTTAGCCTTCATCAGCTTCACCTTCACATACTCAGCAGGTTTGCTTATGTCAAAGATCATTGTGTGATTCTGCAACATCACTGTTCCCGGCTTAGTGCTGTAGTAAGGATGAGGTTCACTTGGATTAAAGGTATCAGATAAATCTGCTCCTATTAATTTTCCATATTTGATGGCCTCGTCTTCAGTTAAGCCTGTGGCATATTTACCAGTTGTATGTTCATAAAGAGCTTCAACTGCTTTTGGCTGTGCAAAGGACTCTTTCCCTTTCTTGCCATGCCATGATTTCCTGTCCAGTGGTCTTACTTCAACTTTTATTGCTGCGGGATCAGGTATCTGTGCAGGCATTGTTGTTGAAATAATCTGTGATTGTCTTGGTCTCGCTTCAGCTACCTGATCAAAATCTGTGATCTCATCTGCTAGTGCCATAATAATTCAGTTTTTGTCGTTAATAAATGTGTTGATCTTAGTCTTAAAAAGAAGGTGGAGGCTAGTCTCCTCCACCCCTCGGAGGATATATCAAAGCAATGAAAACATAAACTTTAGTTACGGGACAGGATGAGTTCACCACATCTTGTCACATCTTCAATGTGGACACCACACTGTTTTTGCACATGCATTTCATAATAGTCACCGCTATGTGCCATAGAACCTTTGTTCACAGGCCCATAAGGAGTATGCAAACCATGTACATAGCCAAGCTTGAAGCTATTTGCCCTGTCAACAAGCTGGACATTGGTGCCCATTTCACCCTTGCCATTGAAATCAAGGAAGGTGATTCTTTGAGATTCAACAGGATAACCTGTTACAGGATCAATCTCAAAATTGATTTCCCTGTCATCATAAAGAGGGTTGTGAACCAGTTCCAGTTCAGCACCATTAGCCATGCGATATCTTACAAATTGGAAGCCGGCAACAAGGGCATTCTCA